GGTGGAACTACAATTAGTTCACTATCCGATCTTGGTAACAATGCATTGAGAAATGCCGCAGTGGCAATTGCCGCAGGTGCTTCTCTTTACAGAAGTAACAACTTACCAGACGCATCTTAATAGAGGATTAACTATGGCATTTATAACAGACGGTGGCGGTAACGTATTATCCTTTGCAGAGTACACAGATGTTGTACAAAAGGATCAACGTATATTTGAAGCAAATAATCTAAAGATTCCTGCTGAGTCAGGCTTTTTGGATACTACAGAATTTGTGGAAGATATGTTGAAAAAGAGTACCCAACGTATTCTGTTAAAAATTAAAGCAAGTAACTGGTGGCAACAATACAACTATTATGTTGGTAATTCGTTTGACACAAATAATCGACCTAATGTAAACCCTAATCTTATTGATCCAGGTAACGCATTAAGTAGACGTCAACAATTTACAGACATGTGTGTTTATTATTGCTTTGCTCAGTACCTATTTCCGCTTATAGCAGACTTTGGTAATGACGAAGATCCAGGAGTTGCAAAAATATCATATTATGACGCAAAATTTAATGATATCTTTAATGAATTATTAAGTATTGCAGACTGGTATGACGCAGATGATGACGGTACTGTGGAAGACAGCGAAAAATCTGTTACTTTACAGAGAACAAGGCGTACAAGAAGCCGCAGTAGTGTAGTACAGGTTAGATAATGAGTGTTAGAAGCGATTTAATTACACAAATTACAACTAATCTTGCCGCACACGACAATATTAGTATCAACAGTGAGTTACCGTTCGTACAGGGCGGTAATCCACTTTATGTTAATAATATGAACACCGTTTACGTAGACGAGCAACAAATAGAAAAGGAAACACTTTATGTTACACTTGATAGTGGCAATGTAGAGAGTACAATTACTACTATTAATGCTTATCTAAGTACAGATGCCAAAGAATCATTTAGTGATATTGATACCGTTGTTGCAAATCTGTTGTTAGCAGGTGATGTGATCAGTAATACTGTAGAAGTATCAAAATCATATGACACTGAAATAATAGATGATGTAATAACATATACTTTCGAGTATAATTTTACAACCATATAGGAGAATAACAATGGCAGTAATTAACGTAACAAGCGGCGATCAAGTAATCCTCACAGTTATAGATACAACAAATGGAACAGTAGCAAATGTTCATCCAACTACAGGAACTAACGGTTTAGTTATTCCTTTAGTACAGGATGTTACACTAAATGCAACTCCAGGAACAGTTAGATATAGTACACTTGATTCAACATCAAGTAGTGCATTTACAACTGTGAATGAGAACAGTCTTTCATTCAACATGTTAGTTGATGATGATACTTTCTTTGGAGATAAATCCAATACTGTTAATAGTGTTGCAAATGTTGGCCTTTTAGGTACATCGATCAACAAGCAGGAAGTACACTTCAGTATTACATTTGAAGGAACTGCTTCTGGTGACAACTATGTAACAGGTAAAGGATTCATAGGTGGATTAGCACCTTCAAGTTCCATTGATCAAGCGGTGTTTATTTCACCTGCAGAATTGATCATTAATGGTGAGATTACTAATTCGGTAATCGCGTAAATTGTAAAAATTATAACACCCTCATTATTTGGGGGTGTTATTCTTAAGGAGACAACATGGAACATAAATGGATGAGATTGTTTGTTAATGGTGAATGGACTGGTAGAGAAGACAGAAAAGTAACTTTGTCAGACGGTTCAGAACATAGTATTGATGACTTGGCAAAGAAACATGGTATTGAATTACCAAGTAAACCAAAAAAAGCAAACAAGATAAATACAGATATAAAGGAAAAAAGTTATGGAGATTTGGGACAAGCACACGACGAAGGAAGTGCTGAAGAGCATGGAAACGGAGATAGCGAAGGCTCAGAATGAACTTAATTGTGCTGTTGGTGACATCAACAAAGCACATAAACGTATTGCATTTTGTTTAAGTGCATTACACAATTTAAAGAAAAGAGATATAAAGGAATAAGATATGAAGTTAAGCGAATTAGCAAAGAAACCACAATTACAAAAAATCACAATTACTAATGAAACACTGGTTGAAAAATACGGTGATGAATTAGATTTCTACGTCTACGACAGACAACCTCTTGATATATTCACAAAATTAGCAGACGTTAAAGAAGATAACGTGGGCGAATATATCAATATTTTAAAGGATATTATTCGTAACGAAGAAGGTAATCCTGTGATGACAGAAGAATTATCATTGCCAATAGATGTTATGACAGAAGCAATGAAATTGATTGGCGAACATTTGGGAAAGTAACTTCGCATCGCATAGATGAGAAGTCAGGTAGCACTAACACTATACTATTGTTAGATGCTTTAGCACAAAGATATAGTACTTTGCCCAGTAAATTGTTATGTGATGCAGATTCTTTTGATTTAATGGTTTTTGATGTTGCAATAAGTTGGGAAAAAATGCAACACGACAAACAAAATAAAAAAGTAGATCATAGTATGTATGATCAACAAGAATTACAAGCAATGTTGGATAAAGTAAGAAAGAAATAATGTTAAAAATTAACGTAAGTACAGGACAAGTCGAAACCATGTTTACTGAATTAGAAAAAATGCCTAAATCAGTAATGAAAGATGCATATAGATTTTATAAAAATGAAACACCTGTAAGAAGCGGTAATGCCAGAAATAAAACAAAATTGCGTAACAAACAAATTAAAAGCGGATATCCGTACGCAGGTAGGTTAGATGAAGGTTGGAGTAAACAAGCACCAAAAGGCATGACTGAACCTACAATAGACGAAATCGATAATATTATTGATAAAGAATTGCGTAGAATAGGTAGGTAATATGGCTAAAAGTATTGAAGTAACACTTAAATTAAATGATAGAGATTTTATACGTGGTATAAACAGAGCAAACAATCGTTTAAAAACCTTAAACAAAACAGCAGGTACTGGTACCAGAGCATTTACGCAATTTGGTGCAACAGCCACAGCATCATTGGCTCCAATTGCCGCTACAGTTGGTGTAGGTACACTTGCTTTAAAGAAATTTGGTACAAATATTAACCAAAGTGGTGCACAAATTTTACAGGTAGGTAAAGATACAGGAGATACAAACAAAGTATTCAATAAATTCTTTACTGAAATAGACAACAGTAGGCCTGTGGTAGGTGATTTAGGTCACACAATGGGCAATTTAGGTAAAAGTGTAGGAAGAGGTGTTGCCAGTATAGGTAAATTTGCAGGAAGACTTGTATTTATGGCGGCACAGGCCGCACTTGCAGTAGGTGTTTTAGGAAGTCTTGTAGCCATATTTGCACAAATGCGTAGTGCTTTAGGAGTAGCCGCACAATTTGAAGACATTCAAATAACATTACAGAACTTAACTGGTAGTGCAGAAGCAGGTGCATTTGCACTGGAAATGATTACCAAAGAAGCAGAAAAATTACCTTTTGCGTTTGAAGAATTAGCAGGTGCCACACCAGTATTAGCCACAATTAGTAAAGATTTAGGTGAATTACGAGAAAATATTAATTTAGCGGCTGATATCAGTGCTAACTTTGGTATTCCTTTTGAACAAGCGGCAAGTTCATTGCAAAGAGCCTTTAGTGCAGGTGCTGGAGCGGCAGATGTATTCAGAGAAAAAGGTGTTTTAGCGGCGGCTGGATTTGAAGCAGGTGTAAGTGTAAGTGTTGATGAAACAATAAGAAAAATTAAAGAATTTGGTGGTACTATACAAGGAGCCGCACAAACATTAAACACAACATTCAGTGGTGCTACATCACAGGCAGGAGATGCTCTTACATTATTCAACAGAGAAGTTGGTAACACAATATCACCATTTTTTAAAGCATTCTTGTTAGAACTTGTAGACATATTTAGAAGTAACAGAGATCGTGTAGATGAATTTGCACAACAATTAGGTACTAATTTAGTTAGTTCTTTCCAATCAGTTGCTATAGGCGGTGCTTTTGTTTTAGATCTTTTAGAATCATTGAAAAACGCCTTTTTAACTATAATTACTATTGGTGGACGTTTTGATACTATAGGAGCAATAGGAGATGTTTTAGAATCAATAGGGTTAGGAATAACTAAAGGATTAGAATTTGCAGGAGTAGATTTTGATAAAGTAGAAGCAGTAAGAGAATTCTTTGCTGATGTTGGACAAGGTGCACAAGAAATTAAAGCGGCTGGAGATTCTGTTAAAGAAGGTGCTAAAAATATAGACGAATCATTTAAAATCATTATTGGTAATTCAGAAGAAACATCTGATGCAATAGAAACAGTTAAAACAGCAATACAACAATTCAGAGAAGATTTAGATTTATCAAAAGGCACTATAGAAGAATATAATGCATTCGTAGAAAGATTAAATGAATTATTTAAAACAGGACAAATTGGTATTGAAGAATTCAGAGATTTACTTGCTACACTTGATGAACAATTTGCACAAAATGAAGGATTGAATTCATTTTTAGACACATTGGGTTCAGCACAAAAAACATTAAGTGAGGATCTTGTACAAGCATTCAGAGAAGGTGAAAGTGCAAGTGGTTCATTTAAAAAGTTCTTTAAAACAGTAATTGACCAAATTATAGCAGATGTATTTAGACTTGCAGTTATACAGCCTATACTAAGCACAATATTAGGGCCATTTGGATTTGGTTTTGGTACAGGAGGTAATATAATTAGATTACCTGGTAAGGCCTCAGGAGGCCCTGTAATGGGTCAGAGACCCTACGTAGTAGGAGAAAGAGGACCAGAACTATTTGTACCAGCAGGAGCAGGAACAATTATGCCTAACGGTGGATTTGGCGGTGGACAGAATGTTACATATAACATACAGGCAGTAGACGCACCTTCTTTCCAACAACTTGTAGCAAGAGACCCAGAATTCATATTTAACGTAAGTAGAGCAGGTGCTCGTAGAACACCAGCAGGATAGGAGATAAACAATGAGTCTACAAACAATTATAGATAACGCAACATTTGTAGAAACAGATATCAGAGAAATATCTGGTAGTACATTATCACGTAGTGGACACTATAAAACAGCAGATAGAAATGTAAATGTTTATTCTTTTACTGTGGGTATGCATGAGGGTCTTACTTACAGTACCAACAGAGGTGTACTACAGGACATTTATTCTACAGGTACCACAACAGAAGCAAATATTTCTTTAAACAATAACAGCAACATGAACTACCTTACTGAATATCAGGGTGACATAGCAGGTGCACAAATTAATAATATTACTATGGTAGGCAGTAATGGTAGTGAATTGTATATAAATTGCAGTAGTGCTACAGGAAGTGGTAATTTATTTAAAAAAGGCGACTATATTCAACCCAAAGGCAACACTGATACATATAGATATCCTTATCAAGTGACGAGCGATGTTACATTTAGTACAGGGTCTAACGTCACTATTCCGGTACATCGTCCTGTTTTATCCCAGGACGGTGTTGCTTTAACAAGTGGTGGTATAAAAGTTGGTAATGATGTAAGATGGCAAGTAAAAATTACAAATCTACCCAAATATTCAGTTGTACCACATGACAGAATAGCATTTAACAGTAATTTTGAATTAGTTGAGGTAATAACTTAATGGCAACCACAATAACACCAGTACAACAGGACCACATAAGCAGTTGTTTGCTTGTGGATTTAACACTGGATGGCACAACATATTATATTAGTGGTGCTTATAAACCTGTTACATATAATTCAAATACATATACTGAATTAGGTTCCTTTTTACAAGTAAGTGAATTTCAAGAAGACATCAGAACAACAAATGGTGATATAAGTCTCACATTAAGTGGAATACCTTCTGAACAAAATTATCTAAGTCTTATACTTACAACGCCAGTTAAAGGCGGTAATATAAGTGTTTACAGAGGCTTTTATGATACAACTACGCATGAATTAGACACTTCACAAGTGTATAAACGTTTCCAAGGTGTTATCACTAACTTTGCAATACAAGAGGACTTTACACCAGGAAGTACACTAACAAATAGTGTTACAGTAACATGTGCAAGTATAAATGCATTATTAGAAAACAAAATTAATGGACAACGTACAAATCCAGACGACAGAGCAAGACTGTTTCCAAATGATCAAGTGTTTGATCGTGTCCCTCAGTTGTACAATATATCCTTTGACTTTGGTAAAGAATATCAAGGTTATGGATATGGCGGCGGAGGCGGTGGAGGAGGCGGCGGCGGAGGCGGCGGTGGCGGCGGCCGAAGACGTCAAAGATCTGAAATGAGGTAATATGAAAGTAAGAAATGCACAAGTAAAAGATTATTCAGATATCAAACGTTTAATGATAGACTTTGCCAACTTTAATCCTATTGAAGATTTACATGCTCCTAAGTATGATTTTGTACATGTAAACAAAGTTATTGATCATATACTTAAAACAGGTGTTGCACTTGTTGTGGAACACAATGATAGGGTCGTAGGAATGCTTCTCGCAACCATACAGGGAGATTTATGGTTACCTCATGTCAAACGTATGACAGAAGTTGCATGGTGGGTAGAGGACAAATACAGAGGTACGTCAGCAGGTGCAAGATTACTTAACAGATATATTGCAATTGGTATAGAAGCCAAAGACAGAGGACATATATCAACATTTACACTTACAACTTTAGCAACCACCCCAGATTTAAAATTAGAAGAAAGAGGTTGGGAAGCCATAGACTACAATTGGGCATTTAGGGGGTAAACAATGGCAGTATTTACAGCAATAGCAACAGCAATTGTAGGATCAATAGGTTTAACAGGTGTTTTAGCCACTATTGCAACATCAATCATTGCAGGCGGACTTGCATATGGTACTGCAAGAGCATTGGGTGTGTTCAAACCACCTTCAATGGATCAGGGCACAGATCCAGGTGTAACCATACAGTTACCTCCTGCAACAGACAACAAATTGCCCATATTATACGGTAACGTGTTCACATCTGGCCCTATCTTTGATGCCGCAATTAGTAATGAAAACAAAACAATGACTTATTGTATTGCATTGAGTGAAGAAACGCAAACAGGTACTTTTAGTTGTAGTCAAATATTTATGAATGATGACCAATTGGTGTTTTCTGGTAATACTGTAACAAGTCATATAGGACCTAACCAAAGTACAGCAACAACATATAATGGTAATGTAAGAGTAAACATATATCAAGGCGGTAGCTCAGGATCAGATGTTATATTTCCAGCATCTGGAACAGGTAGTAGTACAGCCGCATCTGCTATTGTGCCACATTGGGGAGTAAACCATACAGCAAATGCAATGGTATTTGCAGTTATGCAAATAGACTATGACGCAGAAAATGGTTTAACAGGATTGCCACAAATGACATTCAAAATGAAAAACACATTAAGCAATCCAGGTGATGTGTTATATGATTACTTAACGTCCACAAGATATGGTGCTGGATTGTCAACAGATCAAATAGATGTTACAAGTATTACAGGCACAGCCAATACAGCAATGAAAGGGTATAGTGCAGAACAAGTAACATATAGAACATATGGTAACGTAAGCACAACACATGACAGATATGAGATTAATGGCATGTTAAGTACATTTGATCCTTGTGCAACAAACATAGATAAAATTTGTCAAGCGGCCGGCACATTCTTTTCATTTAATGTTAAAGAAGGTAAATTCAAAGCAATACCAAACAGAGAATTAAGTACAGCAGAAAAGGCCAATTGTTTAGTATATAATGATGACAATATTGTTAGTAAAATAGATATTAGTTCAACAGAATTATATGCATTATATAATGGTGTTGAAGTAGAATTTGCAGATAACACCAGAAAAGACCAAACAAATACTGTATTAGTTGAAACACCAGGTAGTGACAGGAATCCTAATGAGCCTGATAATATTTTAAATTATAAGTTAGACATGATTAATGATAACATGAGAGCAGAACGTCTTGCAAACATTGATCTTAACCAAAGTAGAGTAGGTACAGTTATACAATTTGTAAGTGACTTCAGCGGAATACAAAGTGATGTAGGAGATGTAATTAAAGTTACAAACGATTTATATGGTTGGACAGACAAGTTATTCCGCGTTATGAGAGTCACAGAACAACAAGATGATACAGGTATGGTTACAGCACAAATCAGTGCAATTGAATACAGTGATGGTTATTATGCTGAAACAACTGTTACAGAAACATCTCCTCCAGCAAATATAGATATACCTAAATTACCAGTTATTGGTCCAATATTTATAGGACCTTTATTTAATCAACAATATGGTAATGTTACAGCACTTCCAGGTAATACATTTGGTAATGTTATTGTTAACCAAAACATGCAGGACTTTGGTGCAGGAGTACAAATAGAAGATGCAAATTTAAGTAACACAAGTGTTGCTAATGGTACTGTAATGACTGACCTTATTCCTGTAGCAGAATATGATATTGAAAACGCAGACGTTGGAGATTATTCTTTTGATGCTTTTGCGACACCAGGAGGTACTATAACTGGTGCTTATAATTTAGGGTTTCAAACAGCAGGTAATATAACTTTTGCAAATACTACTACAACAAGTACACACAATATAGGCGGTGGTGGACAAACATTTACTAACTTTGATGTACCTATACCCACAGTAACAAGTCAAACAAAATTCAGTAATGATCCTGCAACTTATGGATTACCTGCAGATTTTAAGGCAAAAACAGCAAATATTCGTGTACAAGGATATAGCAGTATTGATACAAGTAATGTTGCACCACGATCATTTGGTAACATGAAGTATCAAGTTGTACATATTACTAAAGGTGAGAGACAGTAATGCATAGAATAATATATGATTCAGTTACAGGTAAAATATACAGTTGTAGAAATATACCTGAACACATGTTAAATAAAAATTTATCTAAACAACCTAATTTAGCATATATTAATGGTTATGTGGATATTAAAGACAAAAAGATAGATTTATCAACTTTAACAGTAGTAGATGATACGCCTGCAACTGACTGGAATGAATATCTCAGACAAAGACGTACAATAAAATTAAAATTTTGTGACTGGACTCAAGTACCAGATTCTCCATTAAGTAGCACAAAAAAAGCAGAATGGCAAACATACAGACAAGCATTGAGAGACTTGCCTGCAACATTGGGTAATGTATCCAGTGAAAGTGATATTGTTTGGCCTACACCACCGGAGTAACACATGCCTATAGGAAGTAGTAAATTTTTTAGTAATAGAAAAAGGTATGGTAGTGCAATACCTTTTGATCCTGTTGTTACAATTAATTCATTGTCATTAAGTGGTAATGACTTGACAGATGCTTATGATAACACAACAAGATCAGCATATCAAACAACAAGAAATTATAAAACAATTACATTAGATGTAAGTACTAATCTTCCTAACACAGATTTATGTTTGCATTTTGATGGTTCAGTTGATGGTGATTTTACTGATAGTAA